CACCACCGTGTCACGAGCGGGAATTTAAGCTCTGGCGGTGTTCGTTCCTGCGGATGTCTCGCACGCGAGTTGACTTCAGCACGCCGAAAAAAAAGCCGCCAACCTCCAAAAGTTTGCCAATTTCCAGACTGCAAAGCGACCGTTGAGAAAGGCGGAAAGGGTTACTGTGGCCTGCATGCTCAGAGAATTCGGAGGCACGGGGACCCTAGCTACGTTACGCCAGAAAACGTTCGACGGGAGCGTAATCGCGCGGCTCAACTGCACCGTTTCCCGTCAGTAAAGCCGTCAACTTATCGCAAGCTTTTTGGCCGTCATGAACATCGAGTTTTTGCTGAAAAGACGGCCGGTCGGACCCTCAGGCCGGACGAGCATGTGCATCACAAAGATCACGACAAACAAAACAACGCGCCAGAAAATCTCGAAGTGCTGCCAGCACGAGAGCACTTGGCTTTGCATGCCGCACTGAGAAGGAGATCAAAATGCTGACCCTGCGCCCATATCAAAAAGCTGCCATTGCCGCGATCTACGAATACTACGAGAACAAATCTGGCAACTGTTGCATTGTGATCCCGACCGCCGGGGGCAAGAGCCTGGTGATGGCCGCCTTCATCGAGGGCGTGCTGAAATCCTGGCCCGACCAGCGCATCCTGATCGTGACCCATGTCCGCGAGTTGATCGCGCAGAACCATGCCGAGATGATCGGGCTCTGGCCTGCGGCACCCGCGGGTATTTATTCGGCGGGTCTGGGCAAGCGCGAGGCGCAGGCGCGCGTCTTGTTTGCAGGCATCCAGTCCATCCATCGCCGTGCGAAGGAAATCGGCCACACCGATCTGGTGCTGATTGATGAAGCCCATCTGATCCCGGGTAACTCCAGCACCATGTACCGGCGCTTCCTTGATGCGCTCAGCGCGATCAACCCGGCGTTGAAGGTGATTGGTCTGACCGCCACGCCGTTCCGGACGGACAGCGGCATGTTGCATGAGGGCAAATCGGCGCTGTTCACCGACATCGCCTTTGAGGCCCCGGTGCGCGAGCTGATCGATCAGGGCTATCTCAGCCCGCTGGTCTCAAAACAGCCCGCCACCCAGCTTGATGTCTCAAAAGTCGGCACCCGCGCTGGTGACTTCATTGCCCGCGACTTGGCGGTAGCGGTTGACCAGGACGCCATCACCCGCGCGGCGGTCGCCGAGATAATCGACTATGGCAAGGATCGGAAATCCTGGTTGGCCTTCTGCTCAGGCGTTGACCACGCGCGCCACGTCGCCGAGGAATTCTGGCGCCGGGGTATCACTTGCCGCACGATCTTCGGCGATACGCCGAAGGACGAGCGCGATGCCATTATCGCCGCGTTCAAGCGGGGTGAAATTCGCGCGCTGGCGTCGATGGGCGTGCTGACCACCGGGTTCAACGCGCCGGGTGTCGATCTGATTGCGCTCCTGCGCCCCACCAAATCCGCCGGACTTTATGTGCAAATGGTCGGCAGGGGCACGCGCCTCGCGCCGGGCAAGGACAACTGCCTCATTTTGGATTTTGCGGGCAATGTTCGTCGCCACGGGCCGATTGATCTGGTCCGGCCCAAACGTCCCGGTGAAGCGGGTGGTGGTGATGCACCCACCAAGGTTTGCCCAATGTGCGAAAGCATCATCGCGCTTTCGTCCACCGAATGTCCGGACTGCGGGTACGAATTCCCAGCCCGTGAGGTGAAGATTGCGCCGACGGCGGCTGCCCTGCCAGTTCTTTCGCCAAAAGCGCCACAATGGCTGCCAGTTCATGGCGTCTCCTACGGCCGTCACGACAAGCTGGGCGGGCGGCCCTCGCTCAAGGTCACCTATAGCTGCGGGCTCAAATCTTACAGCGAATGGGTCTGTATCGAGCATCAGGGCTATGCGCGCCAGAAGGCGGCAGATTGGTGGCGCAAGCGTGCGCCCGATGTCCCCATCCCACTCAGCGTCGAGGAGGCCATTGCGCAGGCAGGCCGCCTTACACGTCCTAGCGACATCTCCGTCCGTCCCTCGGGCCGCTATTTTGAAATCACCGGTTACAGGTTCGATCCATGCGCCAAACCCACCCCGGCCTCTGCGCCGTCTGCCACCGGCAACCTCGCGGCTTTGGCTGGTTCAACGCGGGCTTTGCCGTCTCGGACCGTCGGCGGGACGCAAGCCGCAAGCACCTCTGCAGCCGCGCCTGCCAGGACATCTGTCACGGGAGCAAGGGCATGATCGATCCCACCCCGAACGAGAGCGAGGCGATGACTGTCGGCGGCCAACAGGGCGGCGAATACCTTGAAAGTATCGGCAAGACCGATCTCGCCACGCTGACCGAGACCGAATGGGCCCGCTTCCTCGATGCGGTCGTCACCGGCTATTGCGACCACCTGCGCGAGCTTGCGGGCAAAGACCGCACGCGGCTCGACGCCATGACCCCCGAGGTGCCTTTCTGATGACGGCTACATCCAACATGGCGCGGTTTGGCGCGCGTCTTGTCACCAATGGCTTTGCCATTTTGCCAATCGGCCCGGGCACCAAAAAGCCCGGCCAGTTCAAACGCGGGGCGTGGGCGGATTATCCGGAATGGAACCGGCATGCAGAGCGCCCGACAACCGAGGTCGAGATCGCCACTTGGTCGGCCTGGCCCGATTGCGGCATCGGCATCGTTGGCGGTGCGGTTGCTGCTGTCGATATCGACATCGTTGAGGATGCTGAACTGGCAATCGAGATCGAGCGGCTGGCGCGCGACCGGCTGGGTGACACGCGCGCCCTGCGGATCGGAAAGGCCCCAAAGCGCATGCTGATCTACCGCACTGCCGCGCCGTTCCGGGGCATCAAGCACCATCCGCTGGAGGTGCTTTGCCTCGGCCAGCAGTTCGTGGCCTATGCCACCCACCCGGATACTGGCGCGCCATACGCTTGGCCGGATGAAGGATTGGCTGATCTCGACATCACCGATCTGCCGGAAATCACCGCGGAGGCCGCAGCGGCGTTTCTGGAGGAGGCCTATGCGCTGCTGCCCGAGGCGCTACAGCAGCGCAGGCTTTCGACCGCCACGACCAGCGTCGGGCATCTGCGCAGCCACAGTCAGATCGGCACATTGCCAGCCATTGCATCGGCTCTCGCATGGCTGCCCAATGCCGAGCTGGATTACGACAGCTGGATGCGGGTCGGTATGGCGCTGAAGGGCGCGCTTGGCGAAGCCGGGGCCGATGTCTTTGCCGATTGGTCGGCGCAGGCGGCCAAAGATGTGCCCGCCACGACCATGAAGGCTTGGGCCAGCTTCAAGCCGGACCGGATCGGCGCAGGTACGATCTATCACCTCGCCATGGAGCGCGGCTGGCAGCCCGGGGGTGATCTGCGCTTGGACGGCAGCCTGCCGGAGGGCGGGGACCATCCGGCAGCGGGGCTGTTATCGCGATTGGGCGTTCAGCCTGATGAGGGCGGTGACACGCCGACAAGCCCGCCATTCACGCTGGTGATGCCGGATGGTTTGGTGGGGGATCTGACGGAGTACATGCTGACCACCGCCCGACGTCCGCAGCCGTTGCTGTCGCTCGGGGCAAGCCTGTGTGCCATCGGCGCGTTGATGGGGCGGCAATACAGGACCGAAAGCAATCTGCGCTCGAACCTGTACGTCGTCGGTATCGCTGACAGCGGATCAGGCAAAAACCACGCCCGTGAGATCATCAACGAGACATTCTTCGAGGCGGGGCTGGCCCATCACCTTGGCGGCAACAAGATTGCATCCGGCGCCGGGCTCTTGACCGCGCTGCACCGCCAGCCGGCAATCCTGTTTCAAATCGACGAATTCGGCATGTTCCTTGCGGCCGCCGCTGACCGCAAACGCAGTCCACGCCATATCACCGAAATCCTCGACAACATGACCGAGCTCTTCACGGCGGCTGGCGGCATTTTTCTCGGTGCAGAATATGCCAACCGTGATGGGACAAACGAACGTCGCGACATCGTCCAGCCTTGTCTCTGTGTCTATGGCACAACGACGCCACTGCATTTCTGGGGCGCATTGCAGGGCGCAAACGTCGTCGATGGCTCGCTCGCGCGTTTCCTGATCCTGCCCAGCGATGAGGATTACCCCGACGAGAACATCGCGGTCGGCATCCGGCAGGCCGCACCCGCGCTGATCCGGGGGCTGAAGCGCGTGGCAGTAGGCGGCGGGCATCACAAAGGCAATCTGATGGGCAAGACGGCGGATCAAAACACCACCGTGACACCGATGATCGTGCCCATGACGGATGAGGCCCGGGCGCGGTTCAAGGCGCTCAGTGTTGAATTGACGGGGGAGTTGCGGGCCGCCGCTGGCACGGCCTGCACGGCAATCCTGGCACGCATTGGTGAAAATGCGCTCAAGCTGGCATTGATCGTGGCGGTGGGGCGGGATCCTGCAAGGCCTGAAATTGACCTGACCGCCACAGATTGGGCCATCGAATTCGTGCGCTACTACGCGCAGCGGACCATGGCGGCGGTGGAGCGTCATGTGGCCGACACAGAAACCGAGGCCCATTTGAAGCGGCTCAAGGAGATTATCCGCGCAGCTGGGTTCAAGGGGATTACCAAATCCGAGGTCACACGGGCGTCACAGTGGTTGAAATCGCGCGACCGAAATGAGATTCTGGAAACGTTGATCGAAAGCGGGGATATCACAACGGGCATGCGTGGTTCGTCTACCAAGCAGGCCATGGTCTACCGGATGGCGAGGTGGGATTGTGATCCGAGATCTTTCAAACGCCCTGAAGCGGGTTTTGAAGGATGAGAGAGGGTCAAGCGTATGTGATAAAACGGAAAAACGAAATCCTTCAAATCTTTCAATCTTTCAAGAGGACACCTAATCCATGTACGCGTGCGCGCGCGTTTAGATAGTAAGATAGTAGGTACCTATTGAAGTATTGAATAATTGAAAGATTATATAATACATATACAAGACAACAGCTTAGAGGCCGAAATCTTTCAAGAGGCCCCATTGAAGCAATTGAAGGATTTGCCGGACGGCCCAGCCGTCTTGCACCTGACGTGACCAGACCACCCTTCGGGGCTTGGCGAGACCGCAGCCTTCACCGGCCAGCCCTCTCGCCACGCTCGCCAAAGCGAAGAGGAGGTCTGAATGACCCAACCTACACAACACCCGCGCACCATTCTTGCGCTCGATCTTGGCACCACAACCGGCTGGGCCATCCGTGGCTTTGACGGCCTGATCACCAGCGGCACCGTCAGCTTCAAGCCAAGCCGATATGACGGCGGCGGCATGCGCTATCTGCGGTTCACCAACTGGCTAACCGAGATCGACCGGCTCAGCGGTCCGATTGAGGCGATCTATTTCGAAGAAGTGCGCCGCCACGCAGGCACCGACGCAGCCCATGTCTTTGGGGGTCTGCTGGCTGTTCTGACCAGCTGGGGCGAGTTGCGCGGTGTGCCATACCAGGGCGTGCCGGTTGGCACCATCAAGAAATTCCTAACCGGCCAAGGCAACGCCAACAAGCAGGCGATGATCGATGCTGCACGTGCGCGCGGCTTCAGCCCGGTCGATGACAACGAGGCCGATGCGATCGCGATCCTGCTCTGGGC